CAAGCGTGGTCGAAGAACTCAGCGTTGCGTCTTCCCAATTTGCCATTAGTTCCCCGATTGACTAATCTGCTGCCATTGAGTACCATCATATAGCAACTGAACAGCCATACCTGCGGCAATATCACCTGCATCAAGCTCAGATATATCGCTTGCTTCATAGATATTCTTTTCGGCAAGTCCATCCACTACAAGTGTGGCAGCCCCAGTATTTGCCGAATCGGCAACAAAATATACAATAAGTCCAGCTGTAAGTTCAGTTACTACAGGCGAACAAGTAAGATTAATTGAATCCGCTGTCCCTGCTACTGTCCCATAGTTAAACTTTCCATCAACTGTCAAATAGTCAAGAGCATTATCAATGTCGTCAATATTCTGTTCTACGAATAGCTCTACATCTGACCACATACATTTATGAATCGTCCCGTCTGCTTCCTCAACGTATATGACATCAGTTCCGGCAATATCTCTTTGGGAAAATGTCAAAGCACACAGTGTCGCAACTATCCCCAAAATCATTATTGTTAATATTATTTTTTTCATTTCTCCCCACTTTTTTTACGTGGTTTTTCCGTAATATTTTTTACGTGTTTTTCAAGAGCTTTCATCATCATTTCCAGTCTCTTGCCATATTCAGCATCAATACAATTTGCAAGTAATTCTTTTGTGGTTACGAAATACCTCTCACCATTTACAGTGATGCCGATATTCTCATCCCCTTCAAGTTTTCCTTCAAAATGTTTTAACATAATCTCCTTAAAAAATAGGGGAGGGAGTCCCTCCCCTTAATGTTTATACTTTTGCGTACACAAACGCAACAACTGTTTCAGAGCTTTCATTCGCATCAGTAGTATATTTCAACTGAACGTAATCGTAGGAAAGTAATCTGAAAAGGTCTTCCGGTATTGCACACTGAGTGATAAGATCACCAGCAGCAAAAGCAAGTTCGCCATCAGCACTTGTTTTATGCAAAATGTAGTAGTGAGCATCACTTTCAGCTGTTCCGCTTGCACCCTGAATCCCGCCAGCATTAGATGTTGAAAACGGAGGTGTTGCAGATGAAGCAGTATCTGAAGTGTATCCTTCAAGTTCGATATTGAATGCCTGACCGGTTGCAATAGTAACCGCTGTCTCAGCATATACGTCAATCCAAAGTCCACCATTGGTTTGAAATCCCACAAACACCATATTGGTGGAATCAACCGAAGTTGCATTTGGTAAGGTTTGAGCATCAGAGAGTTCGCCAAGTATTTCTTTTCCGTGATAATTGTTAGCCATTGTGCCCCCCTTTATGACAAGCCGTAAGGCAAGTAGGACAGAGTTTCATCGGCTTTGATGTTTTCATCAATTACAATAGGAATCCCTCTGTATCGTGTTATCATGGTATTGAAATCCTGAGAAGCAGGAGTTGTGTCCATAGCAGTTGCATTAAGTGACTCAATACAACGTCTTCCCAAGCGTGATGTATAAATGAAGGTGTCTCCTGAAGTTCCTTTAACAGAATCAATCGCAGCTTTCATTTCAAGATCAGTAGGACAGTTGGAAGCATTCACACCAACAATGGCATGAACTGTATAAGCATGACTTGCCAAGAAAGCAAGGTCTGTCTCATATAGCACACCATAAACAGGTCGTGAAGTTCCGCTTGCCGTGTATTCCAAGAACATATTCCCGCCATTGGGGAATGATGTTTGAATGAAGTTACCAGCAGCAACTGTCTGTGAATTATATACAAGCCCACACTGTCCTGGTTTGTATTTTACAACAAAGATTGATGTGACATTTGCGTCACCACCACCAGCATCTGTGTAGTATGAAGAACCATTTGCATCAGCAATTTGATGCCATCCAATGAATCCAGACACATCGCCATAAACGGAAGTTCCGTTATATGATCCATAGATGATTTGCTTCGCTATTTTTTGTCCCAATGCTTCCATCACAGCAGGTCGATTGTCCATAAAATACTTTTTGACACCGATTTCATCACAGATCGCCTTATCTTCTCGCTGGACAATACCAGCCATCTTAAGGTCAAGTTGTGCGATTTCGTTGTCAACTGTCTGATCTGTATATGATCCGCCAATGCTACGGAAAGCAGCAGACGGCAGTGCAGAAACCTTTTTATATTTATGGAATTTTCCGTGACTGGAGGGAATCATCAGTGCAGTCTGTAGAATACCGGAAGCATTAACAAGATGATCTATAATTGCAGCATCCTGAACAGCTTTCTCAGTAACTAATTTACGTAATGTGGCGTCAGCCATAATTCCTCCGAATTAATCAGGGAACACATCCAACGGATCTTTTACAACCGGAGGTGGACTTCCCTGAGGTTTTGTACCATCCAAAATCTTGCGTGCCTCAAAATATTCCGCTTTTTCATAGGGTTTAAACTGTTTCAGGTTATTCTCGACCTGTTCGAGTGTCAGTTCTTTATCCTTCTCTGGAAAGATGAAATCTTCTCGTATCTTATCGGCTTTTTCCTTATATTTCTCATCGGTAAAATACTTCGACCTCTCATTCCATTGATTAGTGCGAATTTCAAGTACAGATTTTTTCAGGTTTTTGTTTTCATCTTCCAGTCCAGAAATAGTCTTTTCAGATTCACCAAATTTTTCGAGCTTTTTTTCAAGGATATCATATTCGCCCTTTAGCTCTGATAGCTCAGCACGAAGTTCATTCCTTTGCTCTATTACTTCGTTAAATCTTGGCGTTGGAATCATATTATCGCTTTTTTCAGCAAGCGTAGAACTGACATATTCCTCAATGTCATTCACTATTTTCTCATCTGTTATTTCGTGTTTTTTCAACACATCCCTTAGTTTCATAGTTGCTCTCCTCGTTTTTTACAGGTTCGACCTGTTATTTTTCTTTGCCTAATCGCGCTATCCATTTACCGCAAGATTCACTTGCGTATGTTTTCTGTTGATATTTACTACTCTTAAAATTTTGACAATCTCCACTTTGACCTTTTCTTCCCTTCCAGTGCATACAAGTTGAACATTTAGGTGTTGTCATGCTTTCAAATACTCCTCATAAGTTAAATCTACCATAAAAAAATTATGCTGACAGTTCCATCTTGGTTCGGTGTGATCGAATAATCCACCTGCTTCAAACTCCTCTTTCTCTGCATTCGTGAAATAAGGTGCGTGTTCTTTCTGTGTCAAAGCCCATATACACTCAGCATGAGAGTTGTCCTGAAGGGGTGCTCCTGCATATTCCCAGATGTCTTTCTCTCCATATCCGACCTCTTTTGCAAGTTCATTCTCAACCTGCTGTGTGAATTGATTCTTTGAAGTCCTGACAAGCGTTTCGGCATGACGCTGTAGTTTGGTTTCAAGTGTTTTCTTCAAAAGATTAACCGCTTCAGTCCTCTGTGCTCCACTTATTACTTGTTGCATTAACACACTCTTGACCGACCTTGCTGCATCATTTCCCAATCCCATTACTTCGCCAAACTGCGTTTTCATTAAGTCTTTCAGCATTGTCTTGTCAAATTTACCTACTTCTTTGAACGTACTTACAGCATCAATCCTTTCGTCAATAATGCTTTTACTTTTCAGCATCTCTTTACCAATAACGTCCTCGAATCCACTATCTCTTAATGCACCCATAACCTCGTTATATAAAATAGTTGCATTTTTGAAATTCTCTTGCTTTACCAAGAATCTTCCGTCTTGAATAGCCATAGCATCCACGAACTTATTAATTCTGGATTCAAGTGTTTTGACTATTTTTGCCAGTTCCTGTTCAAAACTCATCGTATTTCCATTAACAAATATTTTTTATTAATATTAATATTTTCTTTGAATCTTTTAATATCTCTATATGCTTTTTCAAGCCATGCTTTTGATGCAAAATATTTGCCGCTTTCTTCCTCATATGCTGTGAATATTTTCAATGTAACGCCAGCAAAAAACAATATAACACACCAATCGGTTTTCCATAAAACCTTTGGCTTTTCGTTAATGTCGATTATTTGAGAATCATATTTTAACGTCATAGCTCTTCCTCAAATTCCTTCTCTACCCTATCCCCAAAAGTCGAGCCATACTGTCTATTCTCTTCATCTATCTCTTTTATCTTTTCAATAGCATCATCTCTGCTTAAGTCGGGATTATCATCCATTACAAAATCAACCCTTGACATCGTGCCGTTGCTCATTTGTAATGCTCTCACTCTTTCCCGTGCTTCAGGATCTTCAACAAACCTAACCTCGCCAAAGTCAATTTTGATTTCCATCTTCGGATTGAATGAATAACCAGGCAATTCGTTTGCAGTCATCAGAATAATTCTTATAAGATCAGTCATTGATTTGCGATAATATTCCCGCTCCTCTTTGTTCTTTTGAATTATCTCCTGCTTGCTCAAAGCATAATGAAATCCGCTTGTATATTCAGCACCCTTTATTGTGTCAGCAGAAAGTCCTAAACTTCTCGCAACCCTTATCATTCTGTTCTCAATTAATGTCCATTCATCCATAACTGGTGCTTGCGGATTGATAAATTTTGAATCGCCCTTGACCTCTCCCATGCTATTGGAGGGAATGTCCATCGAGAACGTCAAACCCGCTTTCATTTCCTGTTCTGGCGGAACTCCGACATTAACTCTCTGTGGTAAATTGTAATCTTCAAGCATATTCAAAGCAGTAAGTCTCAAATCTATCTGCTCGTTTTTATCAACTATTGCATTCCGTTTCGTGGAGAAAAACTTGTCAATCGGCTTGTAATTCCTGAACATTATGATCGGAATTTCACCATCATAATCCGGTGCTTCTAATTGCTCAATCGAATCTTCCTCAATATATCCCTCTGAATTAACATAACACTTAAACTTTCCCTCTTTCGTCCAGTAATGATATATGTCAATCCTGTCTGCAACTATCGGCGTATTTGTCAAAACCCCTACCTGATAATAAATTGCCTTTGCCTTTGTGGGATCATCATCCTCTTGTTCAACAAACATATTGTCGGCTGTGATAATATCTAACTCAATCTGGTCATCTCTTATCTGCGGCAAAACACCAACATCCCTTGTAAGATTAACAAGTTTATTGACATCCCTCATAACAGCAAGATATAAAATTTGATCGAGTAAATCCTTTACCTTTTCATCATCGGTTATGTCGGGAGGTTCTCTGAATATTAAAGACATATCTCTTATAAGCGAATCCGTCAAATTCTCATATTCAAAATACTTTTTTAGAATTTCCGCCTCTCGCTTATCTATACGATTGTCAATAATTTCTTCTATATATTTCTTGTGTTTATTTTCATAAAAATCAATAGCTCGACTGATCTCTTTTCGTCTTTCGAGATCATCTCCCCACTTCATTAATTTCTTTGCCTTAATAATTTCTTCCATTAGCTCGTCTTCCATGCTGCCTGTTTCGGCTTTAATTCTCTGTCAATTAAATACCTTGCAGCATCGCTCAAATGTGTTAAATCCAAATTTGACTTGTCAATTCTGCCATTATCATCCAAAATAACTTGCTCTAAATCCTCAATCAAATCCTCATTATTTGGAGTGATCCATACCTGCTGTTTTGCAAAAGCATTGTTCACTATGTTTAGTGAATCCCTGTGTGTCTTGTTGTAGCTTCCACGAATCTCAAAACCCGCCTTTTGTAATATCTCAATGTCGGTATATCCCGCAGATGCAGTGTTTCTCTTAATTCCAGTCATGTCAGGATAAACGCAAATCTTATAATTAGCGTATCTATGCTTCAGCTCTTCCACCATTTCATAAGTGCTGGAGTTCATTATCTTAATCGTGTCGAAGATTATAATATCATAACCATCACGAAATCCAATAACAGCACTCATTGGAGATACGTTAAAGTCCATTCCGACAAGCAGATTTCTCGGAACATCAAAGGGTTTCTTCCAGAGATTCTTTTCACGATCAAATCCGTAATATGCAGTGTGCCCTTTAAGATTGACAAACTCTCCGTGCATATATTGACGGATCAGCTTCTCATCATATTGCTTTTTCAAAGATTCGATATACTCTTTTGGCAAGTATGGATTGTCCTCCGTGTTTCCCCTGAATAATTCCCCAAGTCCTTTTTTCACAAACACCCTATACGTGGTGTTGTATCCCTCCGGTGTGGTTGTAATGTAGAATTGTGCTTTTTCTGATCCCCTTAATCGTCCTATAATTTTATCATAAGCTCTTTGCGTGTTCTTTGGTGTCTCTACGTCAAACTCATCAGCTCCGCAGAATGTCAATTCCGATCCTACCATTCTTTCTGGTGTCTGTAAAGAAAATACCTTAATTCTACCATACTTTGTTTGTAATGCTCGCTTTGATATATTGTAATTATATTTTATTCCGCTTTTGTTTAGCATCTGTAAAAATGGAATCGTAAACAACTCGTCAGCCATATCTAAGGTAGGATAAACAACCCAGCCATTACTTTGGTCTTTATCGTTTCTGTTCATCACATGATGTTTAAATGTTTCAAGTAGAAATATAAATGTTTTCCCTGCACCAAAACCAGTAACCAATGCTTTCGGGTTTTTTTTGCTTTCAAAGAATAACTTTTGGTGAGGAAGTAATTTATCCCCTTCTACCATATACATCATGTAAGTTTTACAACATCTCCCGTTATGTCCTCATTCTCAAATGAGTAATAATTTTGACTCAACTTTTTGTGTTCTTCGTCAGTAGATAGTAATTTATATAAAGCCATCTGTGTGGTAGCATTATCGCTTTCATACCATTTATCCCGTAATCCTGCTTTCTTTTCTATCTTATATTTATAGATAGCTTCTTTTAGCTCGTTAGATTCGTTAAGTTTTAGTTCATAAAAAGTGGGTTTTGAACAAGGCAAATAAGCAACTACTTCCTCAATAAAAATACATCCATGCTTATCTATTACTTCAAGTGCCTGTTTTAGTAAATCTTCTTTCTTATATGCCACTAATTCCTTTCACTGACTTGGACAGTATTACTAACCAACTAAAAAGCAGTGTGGGGCAGGGTTACCACCCCACGTGAACTTACTAATCGCCTTGCTAAAGACAACCATAAATTAAAAATTGATACAGACCTTTTATTCTCCTGCATATAATACGCAGACAGTTGTTTTCAGCAAAGAGTAAACTTAGTAGTTCCTGCACCAGTATTCTATTCAAGGATAGATTTCTGGATTTTGCTTTCTTCTAAATTCTGCTCACTTAGATTTCTCTATGCAGATTCCGGGTTCGTCAAGGTCAAGACGTAGTCCCTTGCAAGCAGTCTTTACTATATAGAATCATTGATCTTATTTTACCTCGTTTCAATCACTTTTAATTCCGAGCACATTTTAACACTTATAAAAATTGGTAGCGGGAGCAGGACTTGAACCTGCGACCTTCAGGATATGAACCTGACGAGCTACCCTCTGCTCTATCCCGCATCTAAAAACTGAAATCCCCGCAAGGATTTCGTTACTCTTTCTACACTTAAAAAATTATTTTTCAAAAAGTTTATGTTCTCTATCTTTTAACACGCTCAAATCTTCGTCACGAGTAATCATTCCAATTATTTCGTACACCTGATTCAAAATATATAATTTTTCCTTGTCCAATTTGTCGACATTAAAAGGTAAAACTATATCAAGCAAACTACCATTTTTATATATAATTTGAATTTCTCCCCTTATTGCCGGTTCAAATCCATACATTGGATCTGCCACAATTCTAAACTTATATATTTCTGTTACATCTTTTTCCGTATAATTTATTAATGAATTCATTTTCCGATTGCTCTATCCCGCATCTATTCATCGAAATCATTGTCTAATATCTTTTCGGCGATCATTTTTTCTTCCGGAACACATGGCAATTCGCCATAAAACGCCGAAGTAACGTATTTCCTTTTATCTTGTGCAGATAACCTTAACCTGCGATCAATATCCTTAATCTCTGTCTCAATCCGTTCCAGTTTTCCGATCGATCCGCTGTATTCTCTGTCAAGTTTCTCCTCTAAACGAGCAAACAAATCCGAGATTACATTCTCAACGTAATCCTTCAACCAAATTTGACAGTCTAACAAGATTTCTTCTTTTGTGATATTATCCATTTTACTCCATTATACTCACGATATTGTATTTGTCAAATATAATTAAGATTTTTTGCGAAGAATTAAGATTTTTCGTCATTTTCTTGTACTAATTTCGCAATCTTTTTCTGCAAATGAGTTTTGCTTTTATTGGAACTTTTTAGAAAATACGCCCACAGGATGCCTTTTTCTTTGGATGACAAACAGAGTCGCACCCATGCCAATCCAATGTCATTTTAACCATCGGACCAATAGATTCTATCAATCTGCATATCATCTCTGTTATCATAAAATCCGGCATGTCACATGTATTCTCAATACTATATCTGTTAATCAAAGACCTTAATTCTCTTTGAAATTCAATATTTAATTCGTCCATATCTTTTACTCCTCCTGTTCTAGTATTGTAATTTCTTCCCTTTTCATCCTGACACTTTTTACCTCTGACCGGATAATTATGTCTGCCCCTTTATCATATTCAAAAGTGTAATACGGTGTGGATTTTTCGTAGAACCAACGATAGAATGGGAGAAAACATCCGATACAGGTTCTTCCAGAATTTAACTCATGTGTCTGCCTATAACCAAATTGTTCTCCATTACTCAGTGTAATGGTTATGCTGAATTGTTCTCTCCTAGTTTCTTTTGGGTCTTCTTTTTTGGCAGAAGGTTCTTCTACAGGTTTCTTTTTTATAAATGGAAGTTTCATAGCACCCCCATTATTTCATCAATACCCATAATCTTGATACCCATTTTCTATTTCTTCGGGGGTAGAATCCTCTGCACCTACAAGATAAATACTTTCTTTTGTTACAACTATTTTCATCTTATTCTCCTTTCTGTAATTCATATAATTTATCAATGTGTTTTATTGCAAACCATTCATCGTCTTCCCGATTTTGTTTTTCAAGTTCCGTATCTGGAAACCAAAGTCTAGCCATTTATTCTCCTTTATTTAAATTTTCTAACGGCAACGCCGAAATGTCTGTTAAATTCAGAATTGGTCATTTCTCTAATTCTTTTTGCCAACAAATGATTAATTTTAACTGGTAGGTAGCTCTTAACTTTTCCATCGTATAAGTCAGCAGCGTTTAGTCTTATGCTGATCATTTTTTTGTCACCAATTATTTTTCCATTTCTCATTTCCCATTTGATTTTATTATCATTTTTTTTCATCTTATTCTCCTTGTATTCGTCTTTCATACATTCCACCAGGTGAAACGCTATATTTCTCACCTTCATACACATATTGGTGTCCTGTAATTTCAGTTATTTGATTTACGCAATGGTTTGTATATCCCTTAAATACATCGGTTTCTTCGATTGATCTATACACCACCCATTTCTTGCCTACCATATAAAGACCTACATCACAGCCCTTTTGCTTTAGAAAATCAAACCATTCTTTAGCACCCTTATAAGAGGTGCTAATCGTAACTTGGATCTGGTGTTTGTCTGGGATCATATCTTTTCTCCCACTATTTTTTCAAGTACTTCCTTAACTGAAAATGAGAAATAATCTCTCTTGTTATCTATTCCGGTTACAGTTGTCTCAACTTTCTTTTCTAATTTCCTTATGAAGGTATAATCGCAATCATTCTGAGGATATAATCGCAACCTACTGTCTATTATTTTGTATTTCATTTGCCCTCCATTTCTTGTTGGTCGCACTCCATACATTCATCAGGGGTTCTTGCCATACCCCTGCAATAGATCAATCTATATGTGGGATTCGATCCTGTGTAATGGGGACATTTTGAGCATTTCCACTCTGCTCTCTTAAAATCTTCCCATGCTCCTGCTCGGACTAATCTCATAAAAGCCCAAGCAAGAAATATTAATATTCCGATTGGTATTGCGTATATCATGTTATTCTCCTAAATTTTATTACCCACACGAATGGGTTCGAGTTCCACCCATAACCACGTTTTTCGTTGATGGAATCCCATAATCTTGCAAATTTTGTTGTGGAGTACACCGAAAGGTCAGCAACACCTGTTATATCCTGCACTCTCTCAATCTGAATGTCTGTAATTTCAAGAGTAATTCTGCTTGCAGATTTTGGCATATGAATTGATGGTCTCCATCTTAAAGGATTTTCTCCATCTTTTTCGGGCTTATCTGTTGCTCTATAAATGATTCCGCCCGTTTTTATGCCGTTTTCGGTTTCTGGCATCCACGTCTCTCTTACCCACAATCTACCACCAACTTGACCATAAGGACACTTTCTCCAATGGTCTCCATCTTTAAATTCTCCACCATCAAAATTTGATATACACAACCAGCCGTTGCCTTCAACATCCTCTGGTTCTAAATAATCAGTATTTTTTGGTGGCTGTGGTTTTACCACCCTTCTTGTTTCAGTTTTCCTGTCATCTAAGATAGCTCTTACCATATCAGTTGAAAATAGTATCGGTTTCATCTTATTCTCCTTTTCTATATAATTTAAACTTTTTTTTCAGTTCGTCAAGAGTTTTCACAAAATATATTTCCTCGCCACAGATCCTTTCAATTCGATTGGCAATTCTCATGTCTGTTGTGCTTATGGAATCGAGAGATAAATTGCTCGTAAAACACGAAGGGAGACAGTTCACGTGCCGATAATCAACAATCTGATATAGTATATCTAACACAAACTCAGTTGCCTTTCCAACGCCTGCAATTTCGTCAAATAATACCATGTGCCGTATTCTCTTGTATGTGTTCACCAATTCTTGCTTGTTATCTGCATATCTTATTTGAGAGAACAGTTCAGGCATATTGACATATTCGGCAGGGATGTTATCTCTCAATGATTGCTTCAATACTTCAATGAGAAAGACAGTCTTTCCTGCATTACTATTGCCGCAGATATACATATTTCTATTTACATATTTCTTTAAGCATTCGGGATCATAAAAACTGTTCTCCTGATAAAACTTCGGCAATTTGGGGAAGAAACGACACATCGGACACTCGGTAATATAGGAGTTATCCGTATGAAATTCTTTATTGCATCTTTGACATATCATTTATAAACAAATTTCCTTTCGGGTTGTTTTGCAGTTTGTTTTATTTTTATGATTTCATCTAACCACCCTGAATTGTAGAGATAAGTTGCAGGGTGTTTTCTTGTAGGATACTTATCTTCCTTATAAGTATTTTCTACATATTCTTTTGTATGCTCAATAATACTATCCCAATCCTTCGGCTGTATTTTCTTTTTATTCCTTATACTTTTTCTACCAAACCAATAATCCCTACATCTGTTTGGATCAATTTTTTTATCGTAAATTTCCCAGAATTGCTGAAACTTTTGCTCACCACTATTCTGTATAGTATCTGTATTAAGTAACGTATTATTATTAACTACACCTATATTCTTTACATTCTTATCATTCTTGTAAGTGTTCATTCTGTGTTCATCCTGAGTTTTTTCTGTGTCAACTGTGGTGTCAACTACCTGATATTCTTTCCACCGCAAAACTGTTACTACAGTACCTTTACCATGTATCGGAGTGATGTCAATCATGCTGTCAAGTTTGAATTGATTGAGCCAAAACCACGCCGTTGATCCAGACATCCCGATTGACTTACCAAATTCAGCACGTCCCATTATGAATTGACCTTCTTGAAGGAATATCTTTTCCCTTCTCATATAAAACTCTTGTGGTTTGCGGGAAGCCCTTAAAAGACACTCAATCCATACATGAACAGCATGGCTGTTTGTGTAGATTGGATTTTCTCGAAACTTACGATGTAATTTAATCCAGCCGTTCATTGTTTATATGCTAAACCTTCTTCAGCGATATTTCACCAAATTTTTGTTCATATTTGGTTATGTTTCTGTCCAGTAGTTGCATAAGTCTTTTGGTGTGTTGGGGAGTCAGAATAACTCGGGAATAAACTGTTGCTACTGGTATGGCCGGCAAAATCCTTCCAAAATCAACCACAATTTCTGATTGGTTATAATTCATAAACACCACATTTGAATAGGTGTTTTTAAGATCCTCCGAAAATTCAATTTTGATTTGTTCTTTTTTTTCTTGCATTTTATTGATCCTTCTATTTTACACAAAAATCTAATCACGCCACAAAAAATGTCAAATATTATTTTTTTTCAGAAAAAATTTGACAAAGAAATTTTCATTCTTATATTTTTGTTCAAATAGATGTGAGCGGGTGTGGCGGAAGTAGTAACGCAGTGTTTCCGGACGAGGTTTCAGGGAAAGACCTGATTGCAGGGTGACTATACGAGTAACAAAAAACGACCTGTAAATAAATTGCCAGCTTTAGCAGGTCAATATTAGGGTCTGGCACTCGGCAAATCCTTGCCACCCGCTTTTTTTGACAGAATCACGCCAAATTCTGTCAGTAAATTGACGAAATTTCTTGACGAAGATTTTTTCGAGTTTATAATATGGTCAAATAGAAGTGAAAATAACGAATCGGGCAGGTGCAATATTAATAATGAATATCCTCTCAATATTCAATTATATATATTCCCTACTCGGTTGAAAAGGAGTAACCATGAAAGAAATTAAATTATTGGAGAAAAAACCTCTCCACCCGATCTGTACCAGTAAAGTTTTTCCCGAAAGGACTGGTACTCCACAAAGCAGGGGGGGAAACTTCCCTGCTCTTTCAATCCGAACACAAATCCCCAAATCCAAGAAACTGAGGGGGATGTAATGTGCCTAATTTTAAAACCCAACACAAGAATTCACAAGACAAAAAAAAGTAAGTTCTTTTATAAACCATTAATCCCACATAATGGAAACTATATACCTTATAATTATAGAGAATTTGTATATAAAAAAGATATTCCAACCGAAATTGTAAAGCTCAAAATAGAGAATGGTAGGATTAAAGATATTCCAACCGAAATTGTAAAGCTCAAAATAGAGAATGGTAGGATTTATGAAGGGTATCATGGATATGTTAATAAAAGAACATCTTACGGAAAAACTTTGATTCTTGAAAAGAATTGCAAGATCGAAATTCCGCCAAACACAGAATATGCCTATGGTATAAACGGAGAAATTGTTTGCGGACAATGTATTCTAAGAGAGGTATATGATGGTTAATATATTACAAATAGCATTAATATTTTCATTAATAATTGTGGTCGGGGGGATATTCTTTGCCCTTAACCACACGCCAAAAAAGTTAAAAGATTGGCTTCGGTCAATTCGTAAATCATGTCAGGGAGGTATCCGATGAAAAACGCAAGAATGAATAAGTTTCTGCAGGAACAGGACAATAGGTTTGAGATTCTTGCAGATTATCTGTCTGAGTTTGGTATTTGCATAGACGATCTTTATGATTCCAGCCTCGAAGAAAGATACAAAAGAGCACTCTTTGAGGATTTGTACTCCTGTAATGAGATAGCGATATGGAAATATCTTTCTGAAAACTACAATAATTATATAAAGGAGTAGTCATGATAAACTATGAACAGCACAAAAAAGAGGTTATTTATACGATTGGTGCTCATTCTGTTGGCACTATTTTAGGAGTGAACGCATATTCATCTCCATATCGGCTTTATCTTGAAACACGAGAAGAGATTGAAAAATTTACAGGTAACGAAAGGACTGAGATTGGTTCTTTTTTTGAAGAAACCATTATTAAGTTTTTTCTCAAAGATCATCCAGAACTTACACAAATATTCCCAAAAGCTATATCGGACAGAACTTATTATTATAGTAATGAAAGAGATGCAAATGTATTTGTCCATGATAAACTACCTTTCTTTACTGGCATTCCCGATATGATATGCAAAGATAAAGAAGGAAATATCGTAATTCTTGAAGCAAAGAATACCTCTGAATATATGAAAACAGACTGGGATTCCTGTCCCCCTATGGCATATTTTCAAACCCTTGCCTATCTTGAAATATTAAAAGCTCAGTATGGTTATGTCATCGGATTAATCGGTGGGAATAAATTCATAATCCATAAGGTTGAAAGAAACGAAGCCGATGTTACTGATATGCTCGGTGCGGTAGAAGATTTTTACAAAAACCTAATTGATGGTATTCCCCCCGAAGTCTCACAAAACGATAGAGATGCAATCGAGGAGTTCAATCTGGAAATTGAAGAAGTTGAGACAGAAATACCATACGCTGTTAATGAAATATTTGACGAACTTGAAGAAATTAAATCTCAGCAAAAAGAATTGGAAAATCGCAAAAATCAGCTTGAAAACATAATCCGTCAAGAACTCGGCACTAATTCTGTAGGTTCAACCGACAAATGGAAAGCATCTCAATCTGACATAACAACAAATAGATTCGACACCAAAAAATTCAAAATTGATTTTGGCAATTTATATGAAAAATATCTTAAACAAACAACAAGCAGACGACTAACAATCAAAAGGAGAAACAATGAATGAGCTAATGACTGTCAATAAATTAATGAATAAGGAAATTAGCAATGAACTTCTCAAAGCTATCGGAAATAATAATAAGCTACAGCTTTTTATAAGATGTGCACAAACTGAAATCCGGAAAAACCCGAAACTTTTGCAGTGTGAGGCAAGATCGGTTTTGGGTGCAATCTTTTCTGCAGCCCAACTTCACCTTTCGTTCTCTGGACTTGGTCAAGCATATCTTGTACCTTACTGGAACAAAACCAAGAACGTAATGGAATGCCAGTTTCAAATTGGTTATCGGGGTTTTATTGATTTGTTCTATCGCCATCAATCAAGTTTCATGATTGAGGCAGGTGTTGTCAAAGAGGGCGATGATTTTGACTTTCAGCTTGGCACAGAGAAATACATAAAACACAAATGGGGTAAAGAAAGAGGTAATCTAACCGATGTTTATGCCATTGCTACAATAAGAAACGAAAAGACCTTTGTTGTGCTTTCAAAAAAAGATGTTGATGAAGTCAAAAAACTATATGCCAAGACAACAAATATTTGGGATAAGCACTATGATGTAATGGCGATGAAAACAGCCGTCAAGCGATTATGTAAGTTTTTACCCCTTTCCGTTGATATGCAAATGGATATTAGCCTCGATGAAACGACCCGATACTATCAGCCAGAAATTGCAGATCCAAATACCGAACCCGACAGAACTGATTTTGATGAAATTGAAAGCGGTGATGAAACCATACCTGAAGATGCTCCCAAAAAGATAACCGAAAAGAAGCATAACATAACGAAACAAGATTATGACAATTTCCTTTCCGAAATGACTGCTATAAGCGAAAAGGTTGGTCAAGTAAAATTCTATGCACTTCTTGGTCAAGTAGGTTATGAAAAAGTCAAAGACCTTCGAACACAGCCAAAAGAAGAAATGGACAGGGTTATTCGAGAGATCAATAATAATATTGATACGCAACTCTAACTATAAATGGGGTGGTCTGCGGATCACCCCGAAAGGATTACTATGGAAATCAAAGACACAACAACAGTAAATGACAACCCGCAAGATATATTCGATGAAATGGAAAGACAAAACAACAAACTATCTGAACTCTCTAAAGAACTCCTTCCTTTTATTCAAACTATTGCTGTAAAACAAAGAGAATACAATATTGCATACGCAGAAGCAGAAATGAAATTAAAAATGGATGGCATGGCGATTACTCTTATTCGTGATCTCGCAAAAGGAAACAGGGCAGTAGCAGATATAGGAAAAGAATTATATCTTTCAGAAATGATGTATAAATATACAATACGAAGAATGGATGACATTAGTTCAAGGATAGAACAATTAAGAAGTAAACTTACTTGGAAACGAATGGAAATGTCAAACGCAATGATGTGATGAACCTATCGCAATTCCGCAAAGCAGTTATCGAAAGAGATAAAAGATGTCGCCTGTGTGGTGACGAAGGTCAAGAAGTACACCATATATTTGGAAGAAGATGGATGGCGACAAGATGTGATCCAGACAATGGGATATTTCTGTGTGTAAAATGTCATAAATGGTGTCATGATAATATTGAATCATTCAGAACTTTATTAAAACAATGGCATGGTGAGGAGTGGTTTGATAACCTTGAAAGAAAAGCAAAGAAGGGAACGAAATGAAAGAATATTTAAAAAAATGCTTTTCTGTAATGAGTCATTTTTGTATCATTACGGAAATATAATATGATTATTTTCCCTATGATTTATTTTATGGAAATTATATGCACAAACATCAATCAACTTTGTGCATAAAGCATAATATATGCACAACCATTGTGCATTGCAGACCATTTTTTAATAAATATGAACCACAAAAATAAACCAGTAAACTCGATTTACTGGTAAATATTTGAAAGGAAAAAGATGAAACCAATAGGAATAACATTGGGTTGGGACTTAAAACCTCATCTATTATTTGATAACGGCAATATTCTTTGGGGCGATTCAGACAGAATTTTATTTCCAGAATATTTTAATGATGATGGTACAATAAAATGGGAATTGTTTGACTGAACCGAACAACTTGTAATCACACATTACAACCTATTTGACTTGTACTACACATTGTGTAGAGAATCGCAAACACTAAACCTGCACGATAACATTAACGATGTTACAATCCTGTTATAAGTCAAGTATCTTGCACAGAATACTTGACATTCTAATGCACCCAAAAAGGGAACATATGTTCCAAAAAAGGGTACAAACAAAAGGCACTCTCCGAAGAAAGTGTCTTGAAAATGGTGGAGGAGTCGGGAATCGAACCCGAGTCCCTGCTATAACCCAATGCCAATATTTCTACAGGTCTTATTTGGTTTTACCATAACAGGTCGAATC